GAGGTGCCGCCGACTTCGCCGGTTTTCGCGGTGCCGAAGAAGGCTGCGTAAATCAGGTCATCTTTTTTGCGGTTTGCAGCCTGGATTGCGTTTTGCAGGTAGGCAGACGATGGATCATTGAGCAAGCGGAGCTTGTCAAAGGAGTCGATCAACTGTGGCAGCTCGAAGTCGCTTGGCGATACCCAGCGGCGATCCAGTGCGGCATCGACTCGGCCCATCGGAGCGAATCGGGTGGTGACTGGCAGCATGTCAATCGCGCCGATTTGATCGACAGGACTGGCTTGTTTGCCGATATAGCTGCCGGTGGTTACGGCGGATTCAAAGCGTGAATTTTTTTGTTGCAGCAACAACGAGATGGTGTTGGCGTACTGCTGCACATAATGGGTGGGCAAGTTAATGCTCATTGGCTTATTCCTCGATAATGGATTGATTATTCCGTATCGAAGTGCCTTTCCCTTGCGGGGGCGAACTTCTTTGCGCTTGTCGCTGCGCACTGTCGGCCCCGTTTGAGGCGGTCAGAAGGGTGTCGCCACTTGCCTACATCTCCCCAAAATGCCGGGCTGCGTTGGACAGCCCGGCGTGCAAGCCAGCTAAGGGGAGGAAGCTGGTTGCGGATGAAGCATTGCAAACAAAAATGAACCTGTCAACAATTATTTTTTGTGTCGCTATCAGCCGTAAGCCAACTGGTTCAACTGGTCCCATCGGGCAACCGACTCGGCGTGCTTTAGGTGCTTCTTGTCGGTCATCGCGGCGTAGAAGTCCTTGTCCTTTTTCAGCGTTTCGATTTCTTGCAATGCCTTGGTCTTGCTGTTGACCTGTTCGCCGGAATCGCCGGTGACGAACTTTGCCTCTCCCAGCTTTTCACCGATCTTCACCATTGCTTCCATGAAAGCCCGGCTACCCATCGAGCGCTCAACCGCTGTCATGGCATCGCCGTCGAGATTGAAAAACTCTTTTGCTGCGGCTCTGGCGATTGCTTCCTTCTCGGTTGCAAGGCTTCCCCACTCGGAGTGAAGTTGTTTCAGCTCGGCATCGGACTTGAGCTGGATTTCGTTTTCTTGCGCTTCCTGCATCGCGGCGCCTTCTGCATTCCACCATTCGGCAAGGCCCTTGGCTTGATCTGCAGTCAGGTTGTGCTTGAACATGGCTTCTTTCGCCTTGCCAGCAAACACGCCCGGATCGCCTTCTGGCAGCGGGATGTTGTACTCGGCAGCGGTTTTCGGCCGGCCCAGCCTTTCAAACACATTGCCCCACTCGGGGTCGTCTGACTTTTCAGGCAGTTTCAACAGGCGGTCTTTCGGAGCGCCCATGAGTTTTTCCATGTTCAGTAGGCTCTCGGCCATCGTCTCCGGTGACTTGAAGCCCTTGGCGCCGGTCCAGGTTTTCAGCTCGGGATTGGTGAAGCTTTCGTAAAATGGGGCATCCGTGCCTGTGGTCGTTGACGCCGCGGCGCCAGTCGTTGTCGTGGCAGCCGTTTGGCCACCTTGCCCTTCCGGGGGTGTCGTTTGGTCAGTCATCGCTTTGTTCCTTCAATTTTGCCAGGGAGTTTTCAGATAGTTGAAGCTGCGCCTGGATTCGCAGCCACACTTCACGACGGCCTTCTGACACTGCCGTAGCGTAAGGATCAATGACGCCATTGCTGGCCACCCGAATCGAGGGCTGGTCAGCGCCGCAGAATTTGCGCAAGTCGTTCAAAACTACCTGCGCATCTTGGCTTTCTAGGTTGAATAGGCGCTTGTAGGCGCGTGATTTGAATATCCAGCGCTCTATTTGACTAAGAAACTGCATTGGCTCCCCCGAGCTTGATTATCATGCCGCCCGGATTTGAGCGCCAGGTATTGCGGTGCGTGTAGCTTGGCCAGCGATCTGCTCGGCCAGTGCAAAGTCTTTGGCCGCACGCGCGGCTTCTGGTGCCACGGTCGCGAGTTGTTCAATTTGCGCTTGTTGCTGCTCGCCTTCAAGCATCGCGGCCACTTCCTCAGTTGTGCGCAACAGGCGTTGAGACATACCGTTGATACGGGCAAAGTCGCGTGCAATCGCAGGCAGATTGAAAGTTTTTACGATTTCCGCTGCGGCTTGCGGGTCGATTTGCGCCACCGTCGCCACATTGTCCAGCGTGCGTAGGATCGAAACACCTTCGTTCGCATTTTGTGCTTGAGTCAGCGGGCTGTCGTAAATAACGGCGTACTCGCCGCCGATTTCACGCAGCTCTGGCGGCATTGGGCCAAGCATGTACTCCAAAATGCCGGAGCTGGATAGTGCGTCGATTTCGATTTCAGTGACCGGGCCCAAGAACTCGGACTGGATTCGGCCCATCGACGGCGCAAGCAGTTGGCCCTTTTCTTGTGCGCGGATAGCCGCTTCGGTTGCCGTCATTTCCTGGGTTTCGACCAGAATTTGAAACAGCGTGACCAGGAAAGCGTCATTGATCGTGCGTTTGATGGGGTCCATCATATCAACGCCAAGCCCGACGTTCGCATTGGTCTGCAATGCAGTGACCAGCGGACGGCCTTGCATGTCCACGCCGCCGAAGTTCAACGCATCCGGGCGAGTCGAGAAGGACGACAGAACACCATCGTCACGAAGTAATAATGGAGGTGCGACTTGCTTGTGCGCTGCACGAATGATGGTTTTCGCCATCTCGTTGAGCATCTTGATGTCGGGCAATACCTGCATCGCCGGGCTGCGGCCGTATTTCTCGCGCGCCGTGGTCATATGGCGCGGACAGGCATATGGAAATACCCGGTATCCGCCCTCCTGCACGATCGCTTTCTCATCTATTGAGACGTAGTAGCTGGAAAAGTCCATGCCGCGATAGTCTTTGCGGCGCTTGTCCACTTCCATATTCGGCTTGGTGCAGTGCACAAACTCGAATTTCTTGGTGTCGTTTTTCGCCAGTGCCGCGCGAATTTTCTCCGGCAGATTCGCCTCGCCAAACTGGCCGGCCGCTTGCCGGGCATCCAGCTCGAATCGACGGTGCATGCGGTCCACGCGGCCGGTAAAATCCTGGTCAATAAAGCACTCGGCAAGCGTCAGGGACCGGTAACGCATATTCGGCAACCCTGCTGCCATGCCGGGAACCTTACTGACGTACATGGGTGCGGTGCCGTACACGCCGATGCCGTGATAGACCTCATGGGCCTGTTGCGCAAAATTGGAGGCCGGGGCATAGCGCATGCGGAATATCAAATCCCGCAAACCTTCCAGCCAAATACGGACAGCCGGAATGCGATCGACCACTGGATCGACGGCGACAAGACCCTGATATTTCTGGGTGCGCGGCGTCACCATGCCGTCAATGGCAGAGGCGAACCGTTGCGCTGCCAGGATCGCGGTCGAGTCAAAAATTTTCTCGGTCCGCTTGCTGCCGTCTGATTTTCTCCCCGTAAACTCAGCACGCGCCGGATCGACGTATTCCGCGATCTCTTGAAGGTGAGAATTGAGAACACCGCGCTCAGCGAACAAGCGCTGCTGGGTGTCAACTATCTCGGCTGCGCGCGAGTCGATCACGCGGCGGCACCGGTCGTTACTGCGCCACCGGTGGTGCTATCGCCGGCTAAAATGGTGCTTGCGCGTCCACGGCGTTTTCTGTTTCTATCGCGCTCGCGCACATTTTGACGTGCGCTATCGAGCGTTGGCACAGGTGGCGGAGGCGTTGGTGCATCGGGCTTTGGCGGGGCTTTCGGTTTGGAAAATAGCATCGCCATATTAGTGTCCTTATCAACCGAAAATAGGGTAGTCGTTGACAGCCGTTTTCGCATGCCCGCCACCCCTACGAACATCGCGACGAGCGACCGGTTCCGCAAACGTCAGGGCAAGTGTATCTAAATCATCAGGACTTGCAATACCATGCTTGCGCGCGGTGTTCTTGTCCATTAGCGGAATGTACCGGCCCAGATTGTCATAGTCAAATGTTTGTTGGTTCAACTGCTCAAACAAGGCGCCATCTTTCCCGATGCATCCGCCCTCAGCGATCCAGTCCCGGAAAGCGCCATACAGCTCCATTCGCCGGCTGCCGTAGTGCACTGGGTCTTTCACCTTACCCGATAGCATGACGCCGATGACGCGATAGCCTAACTGCCGCAATCGATCGACGACGCCCGCGCCCACGCCCGTCTCATCGATGAATACCGCGTCCGGGGACCACTCGTCTATGGTCTGTGCCACGACATTTGCTACCTGCATGGTGTCAAGGCCGCGATATCGTTGCGCCGGGATTGTGCAAGCATCGCGCCCTCGCCGGAACCGTAGCACCGTCTCGGCATCACCGAACCGGGCAATGTCCACCCCCAGTACCAGCGCTGCGCCTTGGTCAAACTCCGGCACTCGCTCCTGCGCCTCGCGTACCAAGTCCATGTCAAAGAATTGGTTACTCGCCGTGCGGGGAAACTCGCCGCGAACACGGATGCGGAAAAAGTCAGAGTCCTCGCCGTAATCTTCCAGCCAGTCTTGAATTTGTCGTTTGTTGGCAGCCTTGGCCGTCCGGCTGTCCACCTTAAATTTGTTCCACCGATGGGCGAACTTTCCGCCTTCAAAGCACTCACGGAACCGGCCGTCGTTTCGCGTCGGGTTGCCGAACACGCACCAGATCGCGCCGGGCGTTGTCATCGCACCCTCGGCCACTTCCCAGATGATGTCCACCACGGCGGAGGCTTCATCGAAAATAACCAGCACATGCTCACCATGCAAGCCGGCGAACGCTTCCGGGTTTTCCTCGCGCCACGGCACGGCATCGACTCGCCAAGTTTCCGGGGCATCTTTGTGCTTGAACCGGGTCGCCGTCCACTCGAACCAGTGGCTGTTTATCATGCGCTTGTGCCACAACGACACCTCACGCCAGGTTTTCGTCTCCAACTGGATCACGGTATTCGCCGTCACCACGCCGACCAGATTCGGTCGCGTGCTCATACAGAACCCGATCACCCAGGCCACGGTCGCGGACTTGCCGACACCATGCCCCGAAGTGGTTGCCATGCGGACTGACGACGAGGCATCCATCACGCTCGGGTCCAGCTTTTGCGCATCGGCAATCGCCGCGCTGAGCTCCATCCCCTTGCGCAGCCCCTCGCCCAGCTTTGTCAGCCACGCCGTCTGCCACTCGTCCGGGCCGTCCCAATGCAGCAAGTCCCCCTCGCCCCAGTGATACGCGTACCGGACCCATCCCAGCGGATCGTAAAAAAATGAGCCCATGTCCGCGATGAGCTTGTCATCGAACTCGGCCTGAGTTAATTCGCGGGCCTCTGGCTCAAGCATTATTTTTTCTTGCGCTGCTCAATAGCTTTTTTAATTGCGTCGCGCGCAGATACCGATTCGCGGGCAAGAATTTTATTTGCTCCCGTTGAAATTCCACGTATTCCAGTTTCCTTTTCAGTCCTGATATTATCGTGGGCTGACTTTTGGTTCCGGCGCAACTGCGCAAGAGCCTCTGTCTGCGATATTTCTACCTTCTTATCATAAATCCTTCCGCCTTTTGCGTCATAACGGTTGCCGGCCATAAGTCCTCCTTTTTGGGTTAATTCTTTTTGGGTTAATTCTTTTTGTTCGGGTTCAAGCATGCAAGCGGAGCCCAGTCAT